CTCGCGAAGTTGTCTTCAGTGATTGAAAAACTCGACAAGAAAGCAAGTGTCGTTGACAATGTCGAAACATTCATGGCTTTTAACACCTACTTGGAACATCGGGCTAAGACAGATTCAGAAATCACACCTGGTTTACTTAAAATCATCAATCGTCTACAGGACGACTTCATCGCTGAACAAGTTACCAAATAATTGTAATCATGGCAACAAACGCAACAGACAAAAAAGAAGCCATAAAGCGATGGAAAGAACACTGCCGGCAAATACAGTCAATGACGGTACTGACCTCATTGGAAGAATCCGTATTGGAGAAAAACAAACGTATCCAACGGCTTCAAAAGGACTACGCCGCCTTCTGTGAGTATTATTTTCCACATTTTTTAACATTGAGAGATAAGACCACCGGGGAAGTGCTTAGGATAGTGCATAATGCGCCATTCCATAATGCAGCCGCTGCAAAGGTTAAGAACACTCCAAATCTTAAGGCTGTATTCAAGTGGCCTCGAGGACATGCCAAATCTACACACTTTGACATATTCATGCCTTTGTGGTTGATGTTCCAACCGAAACGTCTTATCAATTTCATGGTAGTTGTCGGTAAAAGCGAGGACTCAGCACAGCGTCTGTTGTCAGATATACAGGCAGAATTGGAATACAACAAACGTATTATTGCAGACTTCGGAGAACAGAAGAATCTCGGTCATTGGCAAGATGGAGAGTTCACATCTCAGTCCGGTGTAAAATTCCTCGCCTGCGGTCGCGGTCAGTCGCCTCGTGGTTTGCGTGAACGTGAAGCTCGTCCTGACTACATAGTCATCGACGACTTGGATGATGACGAACTCTGCCGTAATGAAAAAAGGGTCAACGAACTTACCGATTGGGTCAAGGAAGCTTTATTCGGTGCGCTTGATGTCGGTCGTGGCAGATTCATAATGGTGGGCAACTTGATTTCTAAGACTTCCGTACTCGCCAACATTGCGAAAACAAAAGGTGTTCATGTTTCAGAGATCAAAGCCGTAGATAAAGATGGTGAACCTGTCTGGAAAGAAAAATGGAATAAAGAAGAAGCTCAGGAATATGCCGACTTCGTAGGATATCGTGCATGGCAAAAAGAGATGATGCATAATCCAATCAGAGATGGTTCGATTTTCAAGCATGAATGGATTCGTTACAAAAAGATTCTGCCTCTACACAAATATGAGATGCTCGTATGCTACACTGACCCTTCGTTCAAGTCAACAACTAACAACGACTACAAAGCATCTCGACTCTGGGGCAAAATCGGCAATGAGTTACACCTGATAGATTGCTACGTCCGTCAGGACACCGTATCAGGAATGGTGCGATGGCTGTACAACTTATACGAGTCTTTACCGGAAAATGTTGCGGTAAAGTTCTTTATGGAAGCCAACTTCATGCAGGACATCATTCTCGACGAGTTCACTACTGAAGGAAACATTCGAGGTTATCAGTTACCGATACTGCCTGACAAGAGAAAGAAGCCTGACAAGATACAGCGTATCGAGGCAATATCCCCTTTATGGGAACGAGGATTCATATTCTATAACGAAGCTCTGAAAGACTCTCCTGACATGGTTGCTGGTATTGAACAGACTCTCGCAATAGAAAGAGGTAGCCGTATTCATGATGACGCTCCAGATGCCGATGAAGGTGCTATATGGTATCTTCAGAAAGATACAAGACAGGATAATTTTAAACCAATGTTCGGTGCAAGACCGACATCTAAAAATATATGGTAATATGAAGTTAGTTAAAAAAATAATCTGGGCATGGAGATACAAACATGCCATTAGAAAAGCAAAAAAGCTCTCCAAACTCACGGGGCTGAAATATTATGTAATACTCTTGAATGGAGGGTTAAAGGTTGTTCCTAAAAAAACGATTAAGGCACTAATCTCAAGAAAACGTTTCCGCAAAGGAACAACCATTCAAGACATAGAAAAGAACGCATTATTCATCACCAAATAATACCGACATGTTTATTACCGAAGAAGATTATAAAATTGTAATTGGCGAAAATGCGCTCAAGGTCATATCACAGACCGACCAGACCAACAGAGCTAATGCCGAGTTGGAAGCTCAAGAAGAAATATCAGGCTACTTACGACCCAAATATGACTGCCAAAAAATATTCGAAGCTGAAGGCAATCTTAGAAACCATGTTATAGTCATGATCGCCTGCGACATCGCACTATATCACATGGCTTCGTCAATGCCACAGAAAATGGGTTTTGAAATCCGAAAAGAACGCTACGACAGAGCCATTAAATGGTTAGAAGGCGTTCAAGCAGGCAAAATCATTCCGGACTTACCTATATCAACTAATGAAGATGGTAATGTCGTAGGGGAAAGTATTTTATATAGTTCACAACAAAAACTTCGTCACAACTGGTAATATGGGATTCAAAGATTTAGTGTCGGGAATATTCAAATCCGACAACACAATAACAACGCCATTCGGCAAATTCAATCTTGTCAAAGGGAACAAGAAACATGCACAGAAGGTCGTCGTCGATCTGCAAAAAGCCACCGACGCACTCACTCGCCAGGATCTGCGTGACTGGCGTAACGCATGGCAGATGGCTATCAATGTCGATAGCCCGAACAGACAAAGATTATACGATATCTACCGCGATTCGTGCATCGACCTGCATTTGTCCGGCTGTATCGATCAACGTAAGGGATTCGTCATGTCCAGGTCTTTCAAATTGGTCGATGCCAAAGGGAAAGACAATGAAGAGGCACTTCATTATTTCGAGCAATCCTGGTTCAAACATTTGTTAAAATACTCACTCGATTCTATATATTGGGGACATTCTCTAATAGAATTAGGCAATATCACTACAGACGGCGACGGCTGCATATGCTACGATGGTGTAACACTACTGCCAAGAAAGCACGTCATTCCTGAATATGGTCGTATCATCACAGATCTTGGACAGGACTGGACCACAGGAATAGAATATAGAAAAGCACCATATACAGACTGGCTGATTGAAGCCGGAGAAGCTGAAGATTTAGGCTTGCTGCTTAAAGCTGCGACACAGACAATTCCTAAGAAAAACATGCTGGCTTTTTGGGATACGTTTGGTGAAATATTCGGCATGCCTATGAGAATAGCACGCACAACATCTCGAGACGATAAGGAAAGAGCTAAACTGATGGATATGCTAAACAAAGCTGGCAGTTCACTTTCAATGGTTGCTACAACTGAAACAGAAATAGAATTTGTCGAAAGCAGCCGAGGCGATTCATACAACGTTTACGACAAGCGGATTGATAGAGCAAACTCCGAGCTATCAAAACTCATCATCGGTCAGACTATGACCATAGAGGACGGTAGCAGTCTGTCACAGTCTGAAACCCACCTCGCCGTATTCGAGAACCTTGTTGAAAGTGATATGGACATGTTGCGTGACATCGTCAACAATCAGCTTATTCCAAGAATGATAAATCACGGATTCCCTCTCAAAGGACTTCGTTTCCAATGGGACGACGCAGTTGACTACACACCAGAACAGCAGGTCGCTTATGAGACAATGATTGCTGACAGATATGAGGTTGATCCTAATTATTTCGCCGAGAAATACAGTATGCCTGTAGGGGAACGACGTAATGCTGCAGCACCTGTTGAAAAGAAGAAAGATGATGATGTTGAAGAGGAAGACGAGAACAAAGCGGAGGACAAGCGGAAAAGAACTCACTCTTTTTTCGACTGAGCCCCACCGACTATGTGGGGCTGCACCACAGATATATGAGTTTTCTGAATAATGAAACCATTGGTTTTATAGCCGGCGATGAGAAGACACAGAAAAAGATTGTCGCCAAATTAAGAAAACTCTTCGACAATATGATGAAGACTTTGTTCCATCAGAAAGGTGCGCAGCTCGACATCACAATATTGGAAACGGAAAACGCACAGGAGTTCATAGAGGAACATGCATCGGTGCTTAATTCATCGTTCAAGGAGGTTTCCATGTCCGACATAATGAGACGGAAGCTTGAGGAATCCAACTATATTTTCTCCGGAATGAAGACGTTCCATGAGCTTAATGAGGCGTTCCCTTCATTACTCGACGAGAACGGCAATCGAAAACCGTTCGAACAGTTTTTGAACGACGTTCGTAAGATAGATTCCAAATACAACAGCAACTATCTCCGTGCTGAATATAACTTCGTAAATTCTTCAGCTGTGATGGCTGCCAAATGGGAGGAATTCAAACAATATGGCGACAGATATTATCTCCAGTACCGAACCGCCAGCGACAAAAGAGTGCGTCCGGAACATGCCGCACTCAACAGGGTAACGCTGCCGATATCGGATTCTTTCTGGGAGACATTCTTTCCTCCTAATGGTTGGAATTGCCGCTGTACTGTCGTACAGGTAAGGAAATCCAAGTATGAAGCAACCGACCACGATGAAGCCATGTCGCGCGGTGATGCAGCTACTGGAAAGGACACGAGAGGTCTCTTCAGATTCAATCCTGGCATACAACAGAAGGCGATGCCAGACTACAATCCTTACACCATACAGAAATGCCGCGACTGCGACATCGCCAAAGGCAAATTCAGTCTCGCAAAACCTTTCATACCGGACAACGAAGTATGCGCCGCGTGCGAGATCCTACACAAATGCGCTGCTGACAAAGCGAAATCTCAACGAGCAATTGAAAGAACGCACTATCTGCATGAAATGGAGCGATTATTAGACGAGAAAGTTAAAAAAGAAGCGGATGGAATACTACTAAATATTGGCTTTACTAAAGATGGGAACAAGCATCTTTATGCTGACACATTCGGAAGAACTCACGTCGTTACTAAAGCCGACCTCAAAAATTTAGCCAAATATCTTGAAAATGCCGAATACATAGAAAGTTCAACACTCACACATTCAAGAAAAGACAACTTAGTACATTTCTATTATTTCAAAGTAAAGATAAATGGTTCTTGGGTAAGATTGAATGTTGCGAAAAAAGTTGAAACTTATAAGAATGGTAGAACTTACACGTCATACTTTTTGTATTCGATAAATGATATATTGGAATAAAAAGAGAAAGCACCAAAGGCGACGCTTAGGACTAAAATGCCAGTTTGCCATTCCTTCAGTGCTTATGTGTGCAAAGATACAACATTTTTAAATTTTGTCAATATGTAAACAAAAAAAAAGATTTCATTTTCAAAAATATATGTGCTATTCAGTAAATTTGCACTCCAAGGCGGAGTTCCCCATAAGCCGTGTGGTTTATCGTGGCAACAACAACGCGAATGCGAATGGCGGCGTGTCGAATGCGAATGCGAATAACGATGCTTCGAACTCGAACACGAACATCGGGTCGCGTCTGGCAAACAACCAAAACTTTTAATCGGCGTACAACATCGATGACGTGTCATCAGGGTCGTGCCGAGGGGTAATGAGCCGCAGCAATAGCAGATTTATCTGGAAAGCTGAAAAAAAACGATTGATGAGTAGAGTTTGGTAGGTCGCAACAAGACTCGAAGAACTTGGACTCAAGGAAGGAAAGCTTCAGTATGAAAAGAGAAGGTTACATAATAGAGGAAATCACAGACTACTCGAATATGTCCGAGTCGTTTGACCAGGTACTCCGTGGCACTAAAAGAAAAAAGAGTCGCCAAGGAAAAAACCTTCTCATGCACAGAGAAGAAGTAATTCAAGAACTGACATCTCAAATAGCAGATGGTTCTTTCAAGATTAGCGGTTACAGGGAACGAATCATAAAAGAAGGCGGTAAGCTCAGACGCATTCAGGTTCTGACTATGAAAGACCGCATCGCCGTACATGCTATAATGGCTGTCGTTGACAAACATCTGAAAAAACGGTTTATCAGAACAACTTCAGCAAGCATCAAAGGTCGAGGGATGCACGACCTCATGAAGTACATCAAACGTGATTTGCAGAACGACCCTGAAGGAACAAGGTTCTGTTACAAATTCGACATCTCTAAATTCTATGAAAGTGTCAGTCAAGACTTCGTAATGTATGCCGTAAACAAAGTTTTTAAAGACAGAAAACTCATCAATATGCTTGATGGTTTCGTAAAGATGATGCCTTCCGGACTAAGTATCGGATTGCGGTCATCTCAAGGTCTTGGAAATCTATTGTTGTCGGTGTATTTAGACCATTATCTAAAAGACCATTACGGTGTCAAGCACTTCTATCGATACTGTGATGATGGTGTCATACTCGGCGGTTCCAAATCAGATTTATGGAAGATTCGCGATGTCGTCCATAACAGAATTGAGTCAATCGAACTCAAGGTGAAATACAACGAAAGAATCTTCCCTGTAGAGGAAGGCATCGACTTCTTAGGATATGTGATATATCCTGATCACGTTCGTCTGCGTAAACGCATCAAACAAAAATTCGCAAGGAAGATGCATTGCGTCAAAAGCAGGAGAAGACGCGATATCCTGGCAGCAAGCTTTTATGGCATGGCAAAACACGCCAATTGCAAAACATTATATCACAAATTAACAGGCAAGAAAATGAAATCATTTAAAGATCTTAATGTCGCTTATAAGCCAGAAGATGGCAAGAAGCGATTTTCAGGTGCGATGGTAAGCATCCGCGAACTGGTAAACCTCCCTATCGTTGTCAAAGACTTTGAAACCGGAGTCAAGACAAGCCAGGGAGAAGACAGATGTGTAGTAGCCATTGAAGTTAATGGCGAACCTAAAAAGTTTTTTACAAACTCCGAAGAGATGAAAAACATCCTTCAGCAAATCAGTGAAATGCCGGACGGATTCCCTTTTGAGACAACAATCAAATCAGAGACCTTCGGCAAAGGAAGAACAAAATATGTATTCACCTAAAATAACAAACTATGAACAGAGTAGAAGGAACAGCCGACGTTAAATTATTGGAATGTACCAATCCGGCTAAAAACAAATGGCGTATCCGTTGGGACATACAGGAACAGGACAACGGAGGAGTCAATTATATGGAACATGAATTCGACCATAAACCATGCAAAGATGAAATAAGGCATACGGTAATTGACTGGATAAATCATCATACCGACAACATTATTCTATCCGGATTCGTATGGAACGGCATGAATGTATGGCTGTCGCAAGAGAACCAGTTCAATTATAAGGTAGCTTACGACCTCGCCGTACAGACGTTAGGTACGTCTCTGCCTGTAACATTCAAGTTCGGCACTGACAACGAACCATACTATTATAAGTTCAGTTCGATAGAACAGTTGAAAGACTTCTATACGAAAGCTGCGCTGCACATTCAAACAACATTAGAAGAGTGTTGGAAAGCAAAGGATTCTTTCAATTTGGATTTGTATCAATGACATTTTCATGGGGAGCATAAAAAAAAGCCCCCAGCCTGTTAATCAGTCGTCTCACTTACTTATTAACAAAAATTGCATACCGCAAGACCGGGGGTAAACCCAATTCGTGGTATGCAATATTTTTTTGCGTAAACGCATAAATAAGTGAGACGGTGCAAAGATACAAATTTTTAACAAATGAAAGTGATTGAAATATTAAACTTAAACAAAGAATTGCTGAAGAACTTCCGGCAAGCAGGAATAAGAATAGAAGATGTTGAATATATAGAGCTTTACAAAGAATACCAAAGCCTATACAACAATGGAGAAAAGACAACATATATAGTAAGCGTTCTCGCCGACAAATACGACATAAGCGAACGCACAGTTTATGACATCATCAGACGTTTTAAAAGCGACTGCAATTTGCTTGCAGTGTAAATAACACCAAAGAACAAAAACAATCTGATTTAGCACCATACATTTGCAGAAAATTTGAATGTATGAAAAAACACTATTTATCAGCACCATTGCCATTTGTGGGACAAAAGAGAATGTTCGCACGAGAATTTATCAAAGTATTGGAACAATACCCTGAAGACACTATTTTCATCGACTTGTTCGGTGGTTCTGGACTACTATCACATATAGCCAAATGTCAAAAACCAAATGCTGAAGTAATCTTCAACGACTTTGACAATTACCGCTATCGTCTTGACAACATACCTCGAACCAATATACTACTTTCAGATCTGCGCTCAATCGTCGGCGACATGCCAAAGCACAGCTGCATAAAGGGAGAAAAGAGAGAACGTATTTTTGAAAGATTGGAACAAGAAGAACGAACATACGGTTACATTGATTTCGTAACAATATCCTCTGCTCTTATGTTTTCAATGAAATACAAGTTGAGTATTGCAGAAATGAGAAAAGAAGCTCTTTACAACAATATCCGCAAATCAGACTATCCGGTTTCAAACGACTATCTTGAAGGCATTACAATTGTATCATGCGACTACAAAGAGTTGTTTTCTCATTACAAAGACAATCCGAATGTCCTTTTTCTTGTTGACCCTCCATACTTGAGTACAGAAGTCGGAACTTATAATATGTATTGGAAATTGTCAGATTATCTCGACGTGCTGACCGTTCTTTCAGGACATCAGTTTGTCTATTTCACATCAAACAAGTCTTCAATCCTGGAACTATGCGAATGGCTCGGGGAGAACCAAATCGGCAATCCTTTCAAGAATTGCATCAAGGCTGAATTTAACGCCACTGTTAATTATAATGCTCACTATACAGACATGATGCTATATACCCACCAAAAAGCATCATAGTTGCCATTGCTATTAAAAACCGAGGGAGACCTTTGATTGGTCTCCCTTTCTCATTTCTTTTTTTTATTCATTAAATCTCTGTAATAATCGGCAGCTGCTCTGTGTCGCTCACGTTCTCTCGTTTCGGCGAGCTCGGTCGATCGTGGCGAATAGTAATGATACTCGCTCGACTTCTCAATGTTATATTGAACACAAGCTTCAGATTTCTCAACATAATATTCGTTAAACCATCTAAGGACATCAGCACACGAAACGCCCCCGTAAATCTTGCCGTATTCGCCTTTTAACGCCCTCTTGAATATTATATCGATGTCAGCTACATTAACACCCACACCGGCGTTAATACACGAATCCACGACCATTGTCGCCGTCTCTGCCATCGCTTCAGGATGCATCTGCTTAGAGACGTTCAACATCATCTCAAGCCGCGCAAGCTGCATCACGATAAGCGCAGCGGTCTCCTTGTATCCAAGTTCTCTGACAAGCCTATTTATCGAAACGACATCGCTTCGTACCGACTTAGCAACAGTGTCAATTCCAGATTCTCGCATGGCAAGAGACAATGCCTTAGGTTCGTAGTCCTTTTTAGAGATAATCGTAAGCTGTCTTTGTTCGTCCATAACCGTTATTCTTAAAGATATTACCATAAATCTTCTGGAAATCCTTAGAGAGTCCTTCCGGAGTAAATCTATTATCAAAATACCACTGGTTAGGCATATTTCTAACAGATGTCAGAAATGCATCCAAGGTATCAACAAGCAAATCATCAGTGATTATCACAGGCGGATTCTCTATCATCTTTTGTTCTATCTGCGAAAGCAATTCCTTCATCCATTTGAAATCCACCTTGCCCAAACGATATTCCGTACCTTTGAAATGTTTGTATCTTTCGCCAAAAACCTCTAACGCACGGTACACAGGCATTGTTTTGCCGTCCTTGTTTGACATGGAAGCGAGCAGCTCATTAATAAGCTTAGTCTTATCCTTCTTAGGCAAATTTAAAGCCTCCTTTATAATTTCATTCAGTTCCATAGTTTTAAGATTCAGAATATATTGTTATGTCTTGTGGAGCTGTTCTGTTACCACCGAAATACAAACCACAGCCAAAAACAAATTTGTTTGATTCCATTATTATTCTATCTACAACTTTTAAATCACAGAGGAAGAATATAATATCATCTTCTATATCTACACGTCTTGATATAGATAAATAGATAGGCTTACCAATACAAACACTATCTACTATTTTGTATATTCTTTTTCTATTTTTGTAGCAATATGTTGCGATTTCAACCATATTTCTTGATGGAGAATATCTCCATACGAACCTTACAGAATTGGCGTGTATGCCATTGACACCATAACAGAATCCGAATAATTTATTCCAATCCATTTGATCCCCACCATCCAACATATATCGGCATGATTTTGTAAAAACAAAAGTTCTGCTAATTACAAAATCTCTCCTGATAGAGAAGAATCTTAAACATGGCGGTATCAGTTGGAATGGTCTATGAAAACCTTTTCTTATTGTCTGTTTTCCCATATTCATATTTGTTTTATTCTTTTGATTGCTACACATTGATATACCTCTATATTCTCAACAATATCTTCATGATTGTGGTTTGTTTGGCTTTCAATCAAATCAAACTCAAGGTATTTAGAACCACCCATTAAAGACAATGCTGAATGAATAATCTCCGGCAAATCGAATATAGACAATGCATCTTCAGACAGTTCACTGCCGTCAGCGGAAGATCCTTTCCATTCGGTAACTATATGCAGTTTCACAAACGGTTCTGCACGATATTCAAGACCAGGCACTATTTCATTCCATTCAATAGGAGAAAACTCAACAAATACAGCCGGACACGACCAGTTCTCTTCCTGCTCGATGAATTCCACATTATGATTCCACAGATCAATATGGTTAATGATGCGCTGTGCTCCTTCTGGAACATCCTCTCCTTTCCAAACTCTGACGATATCGCCATTAGGCATTTTGTACAATGTGTTCAAATTGTAGCAAATTGATTGATATAATTCTTTTCTCATTTTCTGTTTATTTCAAATTCAACATTAAAAAATTCGGTAAGATTTTTATCTATGATTTCTCTGACCTTCTTCTCGACCTCTGGAGATTTTCCAAGGAAGCGACGACGCGGTATTACGATCGTACTACCGACCTTCTTCATCGACATCA